GTTGTCTCATAAGTGACACCGATAGGCAAATCAGGATATGCAGGAATAATAGTTTCACTATCATGCATATCAGCAGACAAGTCTTCAATTATAAGAGGATTTCCTACATAACCAGAAGAAACAGCAGCAGTGCTGACCACCATTTCTTGTTCGCTTTTACTTTGTGATTCACCTACGTCCTTTCCAATAGAAAAAGATAATGACGCTACCGCCATAATAAATAATACAATAATTCTCATAGCAAGTTACCTCCTTTGTGAGAATAAAAACTTACAGACTCTTAGTCTGCAATCTAAAGCAAGCCGTCTAGTTCTTCGACTAATTTATTAACTATCTCAGGGTGTACTTGCGGCATTTCTGAAACCGAATCTCTAGTCATCTGATATGACATAGCGTACAACTGCAAAACGTCCTTTCTACTACGACCAGTTACTAAACCAAAAAGGGTAATCATAAGAGCAAGATGTATTACAGAAGAGAAAACCAACCCTTCCATCAAACCCTTACCAGCAAGGACTTCATCTTTCCTTACAGATTCCATAAGTTCAATAGTGAGATCTTTCCCACCCTCTTCATCAGAAAAAAGATACGCAGAAAGAAGTTCCAGCATCACATCTGTATATAAAACCTTTTGCGTATCTTCGTTCATCACAAAGCCTTGTAGTTTTTGGACAAAACAGAATAGTTAAATAGCTGCCTGTGATCCTTAACCCATTCTAGCATAGTAAAGCGATTTTGTCCCTCCAAGAACTCCTTCACTGATTCCCAATCATAAAGGTTGACCCCTTGATGTTGTAAGTCAAGCATCTCTAATTTAACCCATCTAGGTGGTGATTTTGCTTTCACAAGACCTCTTTCATTTCACATTCCTATGCAGCAAACCTAAGAGGTAGATGAACGCATCCGACTTTTCTTCTTCTGTGAAGGTTTCACCATAATAAACATAGGCTGCTTCAAGCAACTCGCTAATGAACTCAGAGTCTTTCCCACTTCTTCTCATTTCTCTTTCTAGACTGTCCACCCAATTCTTAATGAAAGGCAGAACATCTTCCGGCTTTTCTTTTTTACGCCATATTCTTAAGGCTTTTTTGTAATACTTCGACATATTGCTCCCATCCTGAACTATGCAAATCTTTGTGACAATTAAAACACAGAGTAATCAGATTGGATTTGTCATCATTACCGCCTTCTGAAACTGGCGTGATATGATGAATCTGCATCTTACTAAACTCTCCATCATCAACTTCGACACAGAGCGCACAAGTATATCTATCCCTTTCTAATATCTCACGCCTAGTTTCCAAAGAAACACCGTTGCGATAAGTTCCTCTCTCAATCTTTTTAATCTTCTTCTTGTAATTGAAATGCTTAACCTTATTGTCAATTACATCCTTGCACTGACTACTACTACACCATTTCTTTTTTCGATAATTGACGAGCAAATTATAATCAAACTTTTGCAGACAGCCAGCGCAAGTTGCTGACTTATTTCCCATCTACAGATTCACCCTCTTTGTAATAAGAATAATTAGCACCCTTAATCAAAGTGTTAAAAGCTTGACCTACAGATTCGCTAGCCACAACATTCATCAAAACAATAAAAGGAACTTCTTCATAAATGTACCTGATACCGTTCTGAAATGTTGCACGAACATGTCCACAATTATTCAACGCCCAATCATCGTCACTATGCCAGACATATTCCAGTCTTGAAATATGTGACGAATCAATATCAACAATTCTTGTCTCAACTCTCATCATCTAAATCCTTAGTTGGATCTAATCCTTTCTTAACTAAATCATTATGGTATCCAATGTTCTTTTCTATTTCACGAAAAGAAGCAGAGTTCGGATTGTAAAAGTATTCTTTGACAGGACCAGAAACCTCATTGTCTGTCTCATACTCAAAAATCCTGGCATACCAATTCTCAGGAATAAAGTCAAACATGTTCTCACACATAACCTTAGCCCGATTAACAGCAATCTGAATTGCATCTACATCCTGAACCTCAAAAGGTAGACGAAACTCAACAACAAAATACTTCTTATGTTTAGGCATTAGACAAGCACCGAAATCAACATGACCAAGCCATACATTGCAAGAAGAAATATCAACAAAGGTATAGCCGCAATAGCAACAGTAGCCACAGCAGCAAAACCTGCTAGATAGATAAGTCTATACAATCTCAATCCTTTCAACATTGATGAATGTTGGATAAGAAACAACAGTAGCACCCTGACAGAAATGAGGTTGATGCTCATGACCAAAGTTCTCCTCGATCTCATCACCAAAAGCTTTGAATACAAAGTTGCCGATTTTCATTAGGAAACAGTCAAGCATACGAACATGTTCGGTGATAGCAACAAGTTCACCACCAACGATTGCCATATCTGACACCTTAAAGCATACCACGCCATCTTCAATGAAAAATGGATTCGGCTTGTAATGTTTCACAATCATTTGACCGATACGCTTATCTGCCAAATCACGGAATTGCTTTCCTTCACTAGAATAACCATCACCAATGCCAGTAGAGGCATGATCGTATTCATGAACCAAAGTAGCAACAATATCTGAAACAGAACCGCTGTTCAAATGATCTTCCGAAACTAGGATTTTAACCTTGTCCGGATTGTCTTTGTTAATAGTCAAACCTTTGCATTGAAGCGAAGCTTCACCTTTCAACACACCACAATGGTCTAGCAATTCTGATGCATCAGGAATAGCAGCTTTTACAAATGAAATTGCACGAACAAGTTCACCATAGTAACTGATATCATCTTCGATATCATATTCAAATTCTTCACCCAAACTAGTCATATAATTGGGAATACCAGTAGCACAAAGGAAACCGTAAGCACCTTCATTTTCAACAAAGACAGGTACACTACCACGCAATCTCAAAGATTGTTTGATAGAATCAGACATTGCATTGTTAGGATAAATAACAGCATTAGAGCCATAAATGTTGGTAAAAGTTTCAACCCAATCACCATCAAAACCCATACCAGTATAATTAGAAGAAGAAATCTTTTCAAACTCAAAATACGGTGTCTGATTCAAAGCCTGACTCAAAATTCTAGACATCAATTCCTGATCAGTGACACTTCTGATTGTAGAAGAAATAGCCCAACACAAATCCCACTCAGACTTGATAGTCCTTTCTTCATTCAGTTCAATCACACCAAATTCATAATCAAACATTGATTGAATTTCTGAATCTTGATAAACCAAAACATTCTGCGAAAAGACTCGCATTGTTTGATCTTTTTTCTCGAGAATATCTCGATATCCTGAGTAAGCAAGAACCTTTCTGTTGTGAGAAAAGTAAAGATCGATATTGTCAAGAATGCTAATCAGTTCAGGAGAAGCCGTAATATAAACTTCAAAGCAATCTGAAACAGCAGAGCCTATCTCATCAACAATATCAATTGACCATTCACCACCAAACTCTTTAACGCCATCCATAGCATTCGCAATAGGCTCACGAATAATCTGAAAAGCATCAGTCCAAGAAAGTTCACCAGCACCAAGAGTGAAAGATGAAGGTTTTACATCATCACCATAGTCATACCAAATGCAATCAACACCGTCTTCTTTCCGAACAATGTATTGCATGTAGTAAGGTCCATTGTTGTCATTACCAACAAACCACCACTCCCAACCATTACGCAAAGCTGCAATAGGAGCAAACTTAATTCCAGAACCAAAGCGACCAATGGTTTCAGAACTATCACGCTTAGTTGAAAGACCAAGTTTTTCTAAAGCAATCCGGGGAACAATGACACCATTCTCCGCTGTATTGCTAATACGAATATACTTTCCCATATCACCACTTTCCATTCATGTAATCGGTAAAGGTATCAAAAGCTTTCGCTTCCAAACGAATCTTCATGTAAGGATCATCAGCATAAGTAGGAACATAAGAAGCAAGAACTTCATGAACAACACGCTTCATTGCTTCAATAGCATGTTCCTGAACATTAGTTGCAGGAATTTCTGAAGGCACAAAGTTTTCAGCGTCAGTCAAATTAGCATCATCATTACGGAAAACTTCACCTTCAGCCGCAACAATATTTTCTTCAACAACATTCTTGTCACTATCGACTACTCGTTCCATAACGATAGCATTGCGATTCATGAGGAACTTGATTACTTCATAATTCTCGTTATCTTCGTTCTCCATCATGTATCCCAAAGCTCTAGCAATTGCTTGAGTAAACTGATCACCAAGACTGCAAGTATTGCTAGGATTGTAATCAGACAAAAGATCATAAGCCTTATCTGCAACATCAACATGCCTATCAACCTCATATGCAAAATCGATATGATCAGTAAGGTCGCTAGCAAGATCTGAATAGTCAATGCTCTCTAGAACATTATCTGCCAAATTACCCATATCCATTTCCTCAACGACTGATTCAGCAAGGTCACTAATACTCATTGAGTAAGTAACCTTTTCCGCTAAATCATCCATATCAAGATGATCATCAATATCGAATGTATCAGTCACACGCTCAGCACTAGAGCGAACAATATTGTAATTGAAATCGTCATTTTCAAGAAGCAAATCACCGAATGTTTTTATCAACACATCCAAAGGATTAGGCTTCTCGACAGGATAGTTTGTTGTGTTGTCCACAATAATTACCTCACTTGTATCTGTATCTGTATTTGCCTGAACATACTGTTCAGTAGTTTGCATTTCTTCCATTTTCATTACCTACTTTCAGTTAAAGTATATTCCTTCAACAATATATTCTGCATATCTAAACACATACGAATCCTCATCAACGACTGTTTGAGCATGATCAAACCAATCATTAAAATGATACTCAACTCTGTACACTTTGTTATCAGAAAGATAGCACTCCAACCAATCACCTGGTCCACCAGTTGATAGTTCAATCTTCAACATATCTTTCTTTTCATAACCAAGAGCATACTCATGCAATGCTTCCCAGCCATTTTCATTCTCTTCATAATCATCACTATCCGTATCTTTAAAGATATTCTGTAGCGATTCTTCTCTGCCTGCTAATTGATCATCAATACGCTGAGCACATGATAATTCTTCAGATGACACTATTTACCCTATCCTTTTCTGCCTGGTCATAGCCAGCCTCATATTCTTTTAAGATATTAACTCCAGTCACTTCTTCCGCATATTCGACCACCTCAATCGATGGCACATCCTTAGCAGAAAAAGCGAGCCTATCGTAGAATCCTCTAGCGAACCAATACTTCTGCATAAATGATGCAGACTTACTCATCGCTATCTTCCTCCTCAGTTTCTTCATCTAAAGATGAACTATCATCAATGATTTTCTGAACACCAAACTTTGAAAGATCCTTTATGTGAACCTTTGCATCAAAGTTGAGTCCTTCTGATGACCACTCAGACATTTTCGACCAACTTGTAATCACAAGTAATTACAGCATTGTTGCCGATGAAACTATTTATAGTTTCTCTATCAGCAATAATGTCAGTAATTTGCTTTGCTTCAATTTCGGATGAAAGTTCTAAAGTCATCTCCTTCGTAAGCACAATTTTATATTTGCTTAGCAATTAAAAACTCCTTTACAGTAGTAATAGAAATATTCTTCACACCAATCGAACGCCTAATCTTTGTTCTTTGACGAGGTGTACAACCACCCCAAACACCAAAGACTTCACGTTCTTTCAAGGCGTAAGTTAAACATTCAATTTGAACTGGACAACCTTTGCAAATAGTTCTTGCTCTCTTAGATGCGTTGTTGTCACCAGTTTCTGGAAAGAAAGCACTAGTCTCATGACTTCTGCAAAGACCATCTTTCAACCATTTCAAATCATCGCCAGTAGGGGACACTTGATTGACTCTCCTTCAAAACAGGTACAACATCATTCTTCATAGACATGACAAAAGATTGATACGAACCATCAACCAAATCGTCAAGACTAGATAGCAGAGTTATAAAAACATAACCAACAGCAACAGCATCAAGTTCGCTTTCTGTCATCATAGAAACCAAACCCATCATGCCAAGCATTCTGCCCTCATCAGAATCAATATAATCAATACTATCAAGCATGTGAATAACTTTCTCAATACTATTCACATAGTCACTAGCATCAAAAACACCGTCTGGTGCTGATTCTTTAGTTCTTTCAATATATTCATAAAAGTCTTCGTCACTCATTCGTTAATCAAACCTGCAATCTCTTGCTCATCCTCACCATCAATGAGAAAACCATAGTCATCAGCAGTGAAAATAATTTCACCCGCATCATCCATCAAAACTTCACCATTACGAACTTTGTGATAACCCATAAAACCCATACCATCTTCACGATAGAAAGTATAGAAAATAAGTTTAGGGAACATAGTTGAAATATGATTCAACGCATCCAAAGCAGGACCCCAAGCAGTATCATACCTCAATTCCAAAGTGGCTGTATCATCACTGTATTTGTATCCATCATCAATATACAAATCACAATCACCCCACTTAGTACCCCAATTGTTAATGCACCAATCATACCAATCCTTGAAACCATACTTTTCAAGATTCTTCTTAGAAACCTCAGCACTAGCAATTGCTTCAGCAGCACGCTTATCATATTCTTCTTGAGTCCAAGTACCATCAGCAACAAGATTTACCCAATTTGGATGAACAGGATTTTCCAAATCCATAAAAGTAGCAGGGTTGTTTTTCAACTCTTCAGGACAAGGATAGAGATGAGCAATAAACCCATCATTTTCACCACGATCAGCAATCGCATCCTCAAAAGCTTTCACGTTTTCGATCTTGCCGAAAACATTTGTTGTATTCACACACCAATTAGGCATTTTAATTACTCCATTCCTAGTTCAATATTGTCGGTTAACATTTCATCTTCAGCTTTTCTTTCTAAATCATCGAAGTACTCTTCGATGTCATCACGAATCCGAAACAACAAATGCATCTCCTGATGCACAACTGGAATTTCAGTTTCGGTCAGTTTGTCAAAAGGATATTTACCACGACTATATGCAGCAAACATCCTGTTCAAATTGTTACAAAGAGCTTCTAACTCTTTGTCGGTCAATCTAAAATTATTCATTTCCTACTCGCTTTCGCATAGATAACACAAAATGTCTGGTCCCCACCAAGACCCAATAAACTTACCATGTTTACAGTATTGAGAATCATCATTCTTATCCCAATCCCACTGGTCACCTTCTTCATAATCATTTTCAACTAATCTCTCAGGCCAGTAATTCATATCTATCACCTTTTCCCTTCATGAACACTTGAATACAAAGCAGAAGCAGAACGCAATCTATCTCCAGGCTTTTCCTTATAAATGTAGCGACCATTGATAATCTCATTCCAATGAAGCACTGCTTTAGGATAAAGCCTATGGCTACTATTCATAGCCATAAAACGCTTCACTTCACGAACATCATCAAGGTCATCTTTGTAACCCATCTTACGCAAAGTATCACAAAAATACTTAATTCTCTGACCAGCACTAATACTCATGACAACTCCAATTTCAATTGACCTGGCACTTCCTTACGGGAACCACCAAGATTTGTGTAATGATTCCAAACAATCTGTTTATTATTCAACTCAGTCCAATCATTCCAGAATTCGACTTCATCGAATTTGCAAAGATCAAGTTCAAAAGCTGCCTCCAACAGTTGCTCGTCAGAAGCAGGTTCATGATAAGAACAATAATCATGCTGATTAATTTGATAAATCAAATCGCCAGCAAGTTCTTCATAATCACCATCAACATGAATGACATACTTCAAAGGCTCAGTATATTGCAATCTCCAAGCAAGATCTTTAATTTCTGCTTCAAGCTCACGCTCAGATAAATCAAACTCATCAGCAACAGGATAACTTTCCAAAGCATCATGCCATTCCATCAAAGCATGAAAAGCCTCAGTCAAATTATCATATTCGACCTTGCCTTCATTCTTCAAAACACGAACACGCAATTGATCCATAGAACCAACAGCCCAATGCTTCACACCAACAATATCAAAATCATCAGGAAAACGTTCCATCAAATCCTTACTGATAACATGAAGGTTTGACTCCTGCAAAACATCATCAGTATTAATAGCAACATTGATTCCAGCAAAAGACCAAGTGACAAACATATCGTCATCACCAAACCAACCAAAATCATCAGGTCGCTTCAAACACTTAACTGCTTGTTCAACCAAATACTCTTCACTCATAATTATCTCCAATCAGTACCAGGGAATAGAGCCATCAGAAAACTCAGCAGTAAACTTCAACCACCAAGCAAGATAAAACCAATCAGGCATATCAGATTGCATCTCAGTTCTGGCGCTAATCATTCTTTCAAAATCATCAGAATGATCAAGAACCCAATTAGCAAGACGAGTCGAATCTTCAGAAGAAAGAATTTCTTCACCATGAATACCAGTGCCATAAAGAGTAACAGGAGGTTCTTCGACACTACTATCACAAGACAAAAGTTCTTCAATCAAATAATTACCCCACTTACCACGATACCAACAATCAGTACCAAACATTCCGTAAGTAGGAGAACCACCACCTTCTTTAGTCAAAGAAGATTCAAACTCATTCTTCCAAGGACATTGCCCATTTTCCTGAAGAACTGAACAATTAATTTGTTCACCATCTTCAACGAAGCCTTGTTTCTGACAAGGATAAATCTGTGGAATATTATCAAGACCCATTTACATCATCTCCTTTGCTGCCTGAATTTCAGTTTTAAGAGCAATCCTTTTACCAAGAGTGTACCAATCATAAAGATGAATATCATCAGAAACAGAATCAGAATTATTATCAAAGATCTTACTTTCAAGATCATTCAAATCATATTCCCATGTATAAGGCTGCGTACAATCATGAATCTGCTGCAACAAACGAAGCATAAGAATACGCTTATCAGACAGGCGATCATGAACTTCAAAAAGCCAGTTACCAACCGACATCAACAAAGTATCAATCACACCACCATCAAAAACATCACAGTCTTCCATATCTTCATGATAATGATCATCATCAATAAGACAACCAACAGCACAAGACATTCCATAAGGACCACGATAAGCACAACCACTACCATGTGAACTTTGCTGATTCTGTTTCAGCAAATGATTTTTTACATACTCAAAGACCTGACGGTCAGTTTTCAATTCAGAAAGCATCATTCAATTTCTCCTTAGAAAGAATCATCCAACTCAATAGAAGCATCGTTATCCCAATACTCAGGAATATTTGCTTCAACATGAAAAGCAAAATCAGTTGCATTCTCATCATTTGTATCATAGAAAACACAAACTTCACCATAACGACCAAAGTCATGATTAAACCATCTAATCACGAACTCAACATTCTTCTCTTCCCAATCACTGAACTCACGCTTCAACTGATTGATAAAGGCTTTCATTTCACGTTTCGCTTGCCTTACAAAATCAATATCACCAAGTTGAGCGCAACTTTCAGAAAAAGGAGCAGGTCCAATTTCCATATAATCAATCATATTCGTCAAGTTTCCTTTCGAGGGCTTCCTTCATTTTTCTTCCAACAACTGTTTCAGGTTCTTTCAAGATTGAAATCTCAAAATACCTTGACTCACGTTCTTCATACATTTCAATGATATCTGGATCAACATCATTTACATGAACTCTAGGTTCACGCTGAATCTCTTCGTTATAAGCGTCTATTGCAGTAAAGCAATCATCAAGGTAATCCCTGACATCTAAGCCACAAGCAATAATAAAAGCAAGACGGCAAGCATTTACATCACCTTTAGGCAAACGAAAATCAGCAGCAGTCTTTATGTCAAACTTCTCATGATTACGAGAACACTTCTGACAAATCTTTGACTTAGGATTACGCATACGAATACCGCAACCCATACAATCAAGATAAAAGACACCTTTCCGCTTATTCAAACGCTCTTGTCTTGCTTGCGTATAAACCTTAATACAAGACTTGCACTTCTTTTTATTAGAAGGATTAAATTCTTCATCAGGCTTTTCCTGGTTGCAATATTTGCACAGACGTTTTTCCATAATCAATCCTTAAAAGGATATGTTTCATACTTTTGATGAAACAAATTCTTCAACTCAGCAATAGCATCAACCTTTTTCCGGGACTTCAAACCATGCTCTTCTCGTAAAGCTTTCAGCAAGTTAAAGCGATTGCTCATACGCAAACCAGTACGAACTTCCAACTCTAACGCTTTAATTTGCGTAAGCATACGGTAAGCACTAATATCATCTTCACCGGTAACCATGTAACTAGAGTCACCAATTTTCTCAATAGTCATTTCTTTTCTCCTTGTAGTTTCGAGAACTCAAAAGCAAAAGCCGAACGATCATTATCCGACATTGTATCGAAATTCATAATTTCTTGTTCACTCCAACCGTCAATATCAACAAAAACAATATTGTCAGCAAGACCATAAGTTCCACTAGCAATATCAACCCAAATCTTCATTACGAATCCTTTCATAAGCTGATTCAATAATTTCTTCAGCATTTGCGATTGCTACATAATTATCAAAGTAATCACCAACATGCATTAGTCGATCAATTCGATCACCAAAGCAAGGATCACAAATCCACATTTTGCCATACAAACCATCATGGCAAGAACCATAACCACCAGCAATAGTTACTGACAAAGCATCAAGTGGATTGTCTTCAGCAATTTTCTGATTCTCAATATCAGAATCAGTTTGCCTTCCCCAACCCCAGGCTAATTCTATTTCACGATTGCAAATAAAACAATTTGCTTTGTACTCTTTCACAGTAAATCACTCCTGACATTCAACGATTTCAACTCCGACTTCTTCACCCAAAAGTAATTGCACTTATGCAACAAAGCCGGAGTGTATTCTTTTCTGAATTCACGCTCCGACTTATCTAAACCTTTGTTTTGACATCCCTCTGACATACAGTAATCATATCCGACTTCTGCACGTTCATCAGAATATGTTTGTTCACAATAAACACATATTGCCATCATGCCTCTTTCTTGAAAGGATTGTTATCCGGCTTTTGATTTTGATCAACCCAAACAGATTGCAAAGCTTGCTCATAAGCATTGTAAAAACTTCCAAGACTGCGGAACTCTACAAGAAACTGAGAAGCAAATCGTTCAGACCAACCAAAACGCTTTACCAACATGTCAAGATTCTTTTTGCGATTAATCATACTCACAATCATATCCTCCAAACAATTCATTCCAACATTCTGGATGAATACCATTCATTAACTGCTCACGCCTTTCACTAGGCATTTCAGGAAATGCTTCATGAACAAGTTTCCCATTCACCCAATTATTGTAACCATTTTTGTCTACAATAACGCATCCATGACTTTCACAATGAAAGCAAATACCAGTGTAACAAACAGTAATATGATTTCCTGTTGCATCAACAATTTTCCAAGCTTCATCAAGCATATCTTTTTCAGTAAGTTTGCTTTGATTTTCAACGTACATTTTCACAACTTAATCCTCACTTCTTTCTGATTACGAACTGCTAATACATTCTTAGAACGAATACCTAACAATTCAATTTCTTTGTCAACTACACGATGCTGATTAGCAATATCATCAGCCTTATGCTTTCTCACAAACTCAACATCATCTTTAGTCAAATCTGTGTAACCACGGCATTCTAATATCCCAGAAATATCGTATGTACTATCCCAACTCAATAACGGAGTCCATTTCGGCAAAGCTTTCTTACGAGATGTAGTAATAACCTCATCTTCAGGAACAAGTTCAAACGTAAAAGATATCTTACTCTCTGACATAATCAGTCCTCCCGACTTGTAATCGAAATAGTATGTTGACCAATACGAGCATTGCTAGGAATAGAAGCAGCACAAACAACATTGTAACGATAAGGCTTTTTCTGACGATTACGCTCAACGTAATCTGTACCGTCAGGGTAATGCCTAGTCTTACCTTGAGTCGAAAGAAAACGCAATACAGAAGCAAAGTCTACATTACGACCTGAGTCGCAAATCAAAACAACATTCTGAACTGAGCTACCATCGCAAACTGTATGGATATCTACAACAATGCCATAGTTGTTGTTACCAACAATAAGCTCAGAACCTAAGTAATCCTGAGCACGTTCTAATAGTGTACGCATACTACGAACTCCCTGGTAAAGATAATAATAAACTTACAAGAATAGACACAGCTAAAGCACGAAGAATAGTTGCACCTAACTCTAGTTGCGTTAGGTGAACTATTTTTGAGAATAGCCGGGTCATGGTGTTTACACTATCAGTTTGGATTTAGCTTCGTGCACCTTTGGATAAGTTTAATGTTAGCGACGTAAGAAAGGGTGGTCGAAAGCCTGGTCTGTTAGTTCGGCCATTGCCAGGTTTGTTAGTTGCGGAAATGAGCTAGCGTTAGTTCGGCTAAAAGCGCAGGGCGGCAAGTTAGGTTAGTCGCGGCACCGATGTTAGGTTAGATGCGGCGAGCGGCCCAGCGGGTGCGTTAGGTTAGAACAGGTACGAAACTAACTCTAAATTTCATAAAAATTTTAATATATATTTTTGAACGGTAAAGCGTTCTCAGAAAAATACGAAATTCGTAATCAATTTTAAGGAACAATAATTGTCTCTAAAAAGTCAATCATCTTGCCTTCAAATTCCATTCTACCTAAGTGAAGCATATCAACAGAAGCATCAACCCAAATATCTCCACCGAGTTTCTGCCAGTATCTACAAAAACCGTAGTCCTCAGACAAAAGTCTACCATCATCGTCAATATAATCTGCAAAGAAGTGATAGGTCCACTTCTTTTCCTCTTCATTCAAAGAACCGGTATCATCTCTAAACTTCATCTGGGGGTAAGCCTCAATCATCTTTTCAATGACTTCACGCTTAATCAACATAAAGCCAGTACCCGCATCATGAATTTTTAGAGCACCATTATCTACTTCTACTTCACCCTTAGTACCTTGAATTGGATTCACAACGTATCTTAAACTCTTAGTCATAAGTTGTTCTACAGGCACACCGTCTTTTACCATCTTTTCAACTTTATTCCAGTTGATCTTCTTAATCGGATAAGATCCAGTAATAACATCTTTATCATGCCATAGCATTCTAATAATATCTTCGTAATCAAATCCGATGTCTGCGTCAATAAACATTATGTGAGTAAAGTCTGGGTTCGACATAAACTTAGCGACCAGGTTGTCTCTAGCTCTTGTAACCAAAGAATCAGAAACCGTGCTGATTGCAAAGTTCATATTCAACATATTAAATCCGTTAACCAGTTTAATCATTGAAGAAAAGTAAGGCTCGCTTACTTGCTTGTCATAGCAAGGTGTTGCAATCATCGGATACCAATTAGCAATTTGCTCATGAGTAATTTCAACTTTTTGTTCAGTACGTTCCATCACAAGAAATTATAGCAAAAAAAAACCCCGACCCTTGCAGGTCGGGGGAAAAACTTTATTTAGTTTTTATTGATTACTAAATGAATATCACTTAGTAGCACGCTTTGAAGCAGGCTTTGCACCAGCCTCATTTGCAGTCACACCAAGTTCCTCAACTGATTCTGTAGAAACCTTCTCTGCTCCCATACGAGAAGCCTTGAAGTAAAGATTAGCCTGATCTTTGTCGTAGCGGATAGTGACTTTGAGATTCAATTTCTTAGCCTGTGCTCTAATGCGCTGTTGCATCGAATTGTAGGCATTGCCTGAATCAATACCACCAATACAGAAACGCTCGCCCTTGCTAGCGGAATCTTCAAGCGCATTAATAATTGCTTGAAGTTCTTCAGAAGTTCTACCCTGACGAGTAATCTCTGGGAAATGGTCTACCTTTGAAATGCTGAACATTTAATGCTCCTAGTTTTGTGTCACCTTATTGGTGAACTCTTTATGTATCTGGCCGGTGTCCCGACCACGAAATAAACACTATCTCCGTTTTGACCACGATGTGTCACGAACGAGACTTTTTTACAAAATGTAAAATCAGGCTCATCGGGAGGTTTAGGCCACCTAACGGAGCAAACTAACACAAGTTTGTTAGATCGCTCTGTTAGGAAGCCGACTCCCGCTTTGTTAGATCACTCTTCGATTTCTTGATCTGATTCTTCAAGAGCAGCGATGAGTTTATTAATAACACCTTTCTGTGCCATCATCTCAAGACGCAACTGAGAATTTTCCTGAGTCAATTCCTGAATCAATTGATTCGCATCAACCCTAGTCAATTCCTCAATGTTTACAGATTCTCTAGCCATAATGATTCCTCTTTCTTTGTATTCATATTTTCAAACTGACCAGTTTCCCTGGACAGAACTTGTGTATTGCCAAAATCTGGCATATCTTCATCTTCGATATCGAAGTCTGCTTTAGGATACATCAATTCAATATCAATTTCTTGATCCATCCCAATATTTTTTATACAACCAGCAACTGCGCCAGCAAGCGCATCCGCTAAGTCTTTTGAACCCGTAGATGGGTGATCGATCTTGTTGTTTCCAAACAACTTCAATTTCAAAAGCTCTTCTTCAACCAAAAGCTCGTTCCAGTATCCACGAATTCTTGTATCGTATATCGCAGTCAATAGTGTATCATAATCAGACTTCTTCACGCTGTGAAAGTCAGCATTAATACCCTGTGCTCTCAAAGACTGAATCATTTCTACAGACTGCCAGCGGTCAAATGTGACAAGACCAACCTGAAACTTCCTACACAAATCAACGATCATCTGACGCACAGCGGCAAAGTTGATTTCATTACCAACACTTGCCTCCCAAGAATAAATCAAATCCATATTCACTACAGGAAGATTCTCAACACCCATTGAGGTTTGGATTTCTTTGAACCCACCACTAGAGACCATACACAGAGCCGCTCTGTCTCGTTTCAATGCAAGGTCAACATGAATGAACCTGGTTTTCCCATCCTTATTGTTAAACCAAGGTTTAAACGTACCGTCATCCTCATTGACAGGATCATCTGAATAATGAAAAGCTTTCCTTACTAAATCAGGATCTCTAAAGTAAGCATCAATCATGTTTGGTGGTTCACACTCAAAACGCATCTTTGCCTCAATAGGATTTCTAATATATTCAGATTCCAACTGCTCTCTTTCAATTGTTGGATTGACTTCCCAAGTAGCAGCTTTGATAGTCCAAGTCTTAGGCTCGGTTTTTTCATTAGCATCAGTAAATCTTGTTTCAATAAAGTCACCCTTATATCTAGGGAATGAAAGCAGAATCACCTTACCTACTTCTGGGAAACGAGACATCACAGACAACTTGCTCATATTGTAAATAGCAGAAGCAGAGCCTTTTGACCTAGTTTCTCCCTTAAGTTCGGCATCGGTTTTAAACGCAGCAATTTCGTCAAGAATAACTGTCATCACTTCGTACCCCTCCCAACCTTCACTTTCAGAGTGACCAGAGAAGCATCGAACTGGACGAGAAAAGAAAAAGATTTCCGAAACTCTAGGTTCAAAACCAACTTCATTAAAGAACGGCGAAGACAAAAGCAAATTCTTTAAAGGCTCAAAAAACACACGCTGAGCCTGTTGAGCATTCACAGCTAGATTCAGCAAGTCGATGTAAACACCATTAGCCTTACCAAAATAAGTTAAAGGATCTCTGAGGCAATGCATTAAGTATGCAGTATAAGCAATTGAAATCCTAGCGCAGTGATCCTTTCCTGAACCCTTTCCAAGCATACAGATCACTTCATTGTCTGTATACTTATTGTAATACGCTTCACCCTCTTCCATTCCTATCATTTTCTGAAGAGTATGTTTCTTAAAAATTTGTGTACTGTGACGGACAATTTCCAACTGAATATCTGACAGAGGAGGCAAACCCAAATACTTCTTGTCTTGCACGAACGTCTGTATAGATACCGGTTCCATCTCAAGTTCTTCTTGAGACAGCAGTTTATCAAAATCTTCAAAGTTTAGGTTTACACCAAAGAAATCACTCATACTTTCTCCGTTTTGCCTTTATTCACCTTTATGGGCGCGTTTCCTCATCAATCGGCTGAGCATCCATGACTGTCCTGTCAGGGAACTCATCTTCTTGACCCATAAGTTCAAAAGCCAGAGACAACTCGTTTCTAACCTCATCGGCAATTTCAGGATGCTTAGAGATAACATCTCTCAAGATTCTTGAAAGAATCTGATTAACATTTTCAGCTTTCTGCATTCTCTGAATATATTCACCGTCAGCAGAAGATCCCGTAGTCATCAACTTATGAAGCTGCGCCTTCTTTGTCGCTAAATCAGAAGCAAGTTTCAAAGCAGCAATTCTGTGCTGAACCATACCATGATCAGTTGCAATAGACACAGTTTCCCAAGCCTCTTTTGTCAACTCATCGAACTCATTCAAAGCCTTGATGGTATTGAACTGAATTCTTTCCAAGAAGTACGGATCATTGTCCGCCTGCTTAGCAATGACGTTCTTGTATTCGTCAATGTAAGACTTGACTTCACCAACACCCAAAGACATTAGGGAAGCAATCTCATGATTGGAATAACCTTTGATATGAAGGATTCCAACTTTTTCAATATCTTTTATTTTTTCGACTATACCGCCTGAGACTGATCTCTCAATATTTTCCATATACGATCCTTATATTCTTGGACAACATTATGCCAAGAATAATCCTTATGAATAATTATAGCACCTTCCAATGTATGTTGCTTAACTTCTTCATAATTATCAACAACGTAATGCATCTTGTCAACAAGATCATCCATACTAGGTTTAGCCCATTTACCACCAGTCTCGTAGATACCGCTCATTCCTTCATTAGACCACTCAAAATCCAAAGGCACAGACAACTCTGCATACTCGGTACAAGCAGTAGCATTAGTGCAAATAGTAGGGGTTCCACAAGCAATAGCATCAAAAGGAATCATCCCCCAACCCTCCCCCATAGTAGGGTACAAAAGACAATGAGCAGACCTATACAAGTCAGCAAGATCAGGCTCAGACAATTCCCAATCAATAACCTGAATCCTGTCATGATTAGTGATCGCACCGTGATTCATTCCAGAATCCCGTATGCGGGCATCAGGAGGCCCCATAGACTTAACAATCAACCGAAAGTCCTTCCGATGCCCATACGTCCTCATAAAAGCATCTACAGCCATCTGGGTGTTCTTCCTAGTTGACGGACTACCAACATGAAGAAACGTAAAAGGCTCATCAGGAATCCAAGAGTTTGACCAAAACAAATCAGATTCAATTCCTAACTTAAAAGAATGAACATTCTCATGTCCGGTATTTTCTTTAAAGACATCACCAGCCCACTTCGAAGTAGTCCAAATCTCATCACACTCATTCAACCTAGGAATCCAAGACCCCGGCATCTTTGTGGTTTCCCAATAAGAAAAACCAACATTGTAACAATCAGCAAGCTTAAAATCTACGGGCAAGCAGTTATTAACAAGGACATCACCCTGTTGGACTGGCATTCTTGGTTCAAGCACTAAACCATCCTGCATAGAAACAAAAATGTCAAACTCTTTGCTTCTGTCTGAAATAAGAAAATCCTCTGGCTCAGACACAGGTAGACCGGCGTGTCTAAGACCAGAGGAAATCCTATATGATGCGTAACCGTATCCGTCAGCCTTACTCTTTGACAGTGCTCTCCAAAACAATCGGTTCGTCATCATTGTTAACCTTATACAAGGTGTATTCACCTAGTTCAGAAATCTTTTCCAAAGACTCCTCAACACGTTTGATTTTCATCCCCCTCCCTTCTGTCCTTGAAGGTGTAAAAGTTCAGCATGGAAATCCTATCTGATATTTTCTCCGTTTTCAGGAGTTTGTAAATTTTTCTTTAGATTATTTCTCTATCAAAAACTAATTTTTTACCAATAGAAACAGCTTGGGTATGAAGTTCATCATAATTATATCCATGCTCTTTCGTGTACTGAACTCTGTAATTAACCCAACCATCTACAGCCGCCCAGAACTTCTTATCCGTCACCCGCTCCAGTTCTTGCAATTCCTCAACAGTCAAAAGGAAAGAAAGAACACCGAGAGGCATGTACACAACCATGTCATACCCCTCATTTTTGCCAGCCGCATATTCTTTAAGAAGATCCTGAAAGGACTGAACAATCTTCTTAACCGCTGGACCAGTATAGTAATCAATGCTACCATTAGCATTTCTCAATCTAGGGCAGAAATCATCAACCGTTGTAATCGTTCCAACAGTTCGACAAATCATTGGTCTATAACCGTAAATAGTGCAACCGCCTTTCCAGAAAGCGCACTTCTTTTCGGTTTCACCACCAATCTGCCATGTCTCATCAAACATTGCTTCCTTGAGGGACTCAATAACCCCATCCATCCACTCATCAGCAAACTCACGACCCTTATCTTCCAAGTAAAGGTAATACTCCTGACGAAGACGGAAAGCAATATTTGCACACTCACCCATATGAATAGTCAACCCAATAGTACAACACTTGCCAGAACCAAGACACTTGTACTCTGTCTCGTTTTGTTGAGCCTCTAGCATACGGACCTGATTGTAAATCATATCCAGTTTTGCAAAAGTTGTAATGTCCTTACCAGTTACAGATCTTCTCAACGCCCCATTCCTTTCTTTTTCATATTATTAGCTTTACGCATTTCTCTACGCTTTCTTTCGACAGCCTGCTGCATAGGCGACTTAGGTCTGCGCATACTAGTACTTGATAGGTTTCTACCCTTGCCTCGGTACTTCAAAAGATCGTACTTCTTAACCCAGTTGTACACAGCCTGAGGAGTGACTTCAATGTTGTAGCCGTCCTTCAGCCTTTTACAAATGTCACTAAGATTCATCCTCTTTTTGACATAATGCTCGTACAACCACTGTTTATCTTTGTAGGGTTCCGAAGCCATGATCAATATAATACCATAGAGCAATACCGATTGCGTCGTTTATGTCTTCGTCTTCCGTACTAAAACCGACTTGTTTATCAATAATTTTCTTAACACGATCTTTGCGCTCCTGAGTCAGTCTTTTCTGAATACCCTTCGAACCGTACTTATCCTCAATGGCTTTCTTATCAGCCTTTGATACATTTTTGTATCCAATCCGATTCTTCCAGATAAGAGGATTGCAATCGCACATGCTATAACAATATTCATCTAGCGTTCCCCATGAATATCCAATAATATAAGAGATAATCCGACTTGACTGAAAGTTCTGAATATAAACCGACTGCTCAATTACGCCATCCTTAAACTGGTAATCTTCCCATACATCTTGAATACCTTTCCTAATTGCACGAAACTTGTTATCAATCTCTTTGCTGTCTTTAAAATCAATTTTTCCAGTACCAGCAACACTAAACTTATTCCTATCAAGATCAACAACACACCAGGCTAGAGAGTGAGAAGAGGGATCTATAGCAATTAGCCTAGTTGCCTTAGCAGCAGACACTAATTTACTTATACTCATCTCGAAGCTCCTTTTCATCCCAGCCCCAAGACACAAGCCTTTTTATGTATCTCTCTCTTTTACAAGCTTCACATATATCTTCTTTATTGTAAGAAGAAAGGATGGTGCTACAAGAAGAAGTAGCGCATACACGCTTTTTGTTTTTATTCTCCTTTTTCTTGTAATAGTTTTCAAGCAGCCTCTTGTTGGTAACAATTCGTCTGCAATCAGGGGAGCAAAACACCGCATTGTACGTTTTTGGAAGAAATTCCTCTCTACATTCCGGATTTTTGCACCTGATAGGATCAAAACGGCTCGTACTCCTCTTCAATATTTTCTTTCTCCGACCAGCACAATTCCGCTAGATCGCATCTAGCACAGTGCTTCGAAGTACGCTTATATGGCCGCTTTGGTTTTTCGTTGTCTTCAACAGCCTTATAGATCTTACGATACTTCTTAAATAGTTTATCAAGAAATACGTCGTCACGCTCGATATAGATAGGTAAAATTTGTTGATTGTTTTTATTCTCATAAATAACAAAACCGCTATCTAAATTCAAACAATGCATGTACAAATTAGCCTGACGAACATGATCATCAGAAGGCTTATGAGACAACTGCCTATACTGAAACCCCTCCGTAGAAATAGACTTCAGTTCAATAAGTTTATGACCATCAAGATCAATAATTCCATCAGCAGTACCCTGAATAGGTGGATCATCGTTGCTCACCGGCAACTCTTCTGCAACAAGAATGCCCATCTCGCGCAGATAAGAATACAACCTATCATGCACAGCATGTCCATTATCAAAGATACGATATGTCTGAGGTGAGAAAGAAGGTGTATACGTCACACCTTCAAACATGTAATACCAATACCTAGCACACTGATTCGTAGAACTTGGTCTAAAGTAATCAACCTTCTTATAGATAGGCTCATTACGCTTAGCGATATGAACATCTACTGCCTCGCAGAACATATCCTCAAGTTGAGAACCAGTCAAAGGCTCACTCTCAACAATAGCCTCTTTCTCCTGAGGTTCCGATTTCAATGCCTTTAACGATTTCATTGTGCTCCATTCCTAGCCGACAGTTTAAGAACATTGATGTTCTCACCCAAAGCTTCATACATTGTTTTCCAAATATCATTAACAAACTTATCTTCATTGTCCATAAGTTGGGACTTGCGCTTAAACATTTGCGACTTAACAATCATCATTGTTCTAAAAGCAGCAAGTTGATTAGCGTATCGGATAGCCTGACCACCAACATAATGATCAGGTCTCTGGATAATGTCTTCGACAATCTTCATGCATTCAATAAACTCTTCAGCATGGTCACCCATCATATTGGTGACTGTATCTATGTCTATATAAAAATTACTCAATTATGTTTCCTGTCTAGGATAATAGAAAACAAATCTGTCTTCCGTAGTGACGGGGGGTGGAACAAATGCCATGTTAGCACAGCCCACCCGATGAATGTGGGAAAAGAGGTGCTCTTCCTAAAAAGACCATTCTTAAAAGCAGTAGACATCGTTTGATGCTTGCTAGATAGCGCCCAGTAGTCATATATAATAACCACAAGAGCCGTCATAAGCCATCCTAAAATACCGTGCTTCTCAATCTTCCTCATAATTACTTCGACGTTCAAGGATGATATCCTCAGCACGTTGAAGGAAACCGTATACAAGTTCTTCTTCAGGGATGTCCTCGTAGTATGGCATCATACTGAGCACACCAACAACATAATAAAAACCCGTTTCATACAGTTCCTCATTCGTAATCTGAGTCACGGATCAACTCCTTAAATACTTCCCAATCAATTATAGCAACTTTAGTATCAGAATCTTCGCCTAATACAACAGAAATGCAAGGATATCTGTATTGACTTCTCCAAGCATCTTTGCGATGCTTTATCCACGCAGAACGACTAAGAGTGAAAGAACTACCATTGTGCTTATAGTCAAGAAGGAAACGATGAAAAGTAGCATCTCCTTTTCTAAAACCTCTACCAGAGTTCTTAACTGGCTTTGCCTTGTCTCTTTTCGCTTCTTGACCTTCATCTCTTTTCAACTCACCAACTCCTTGTAAATCTCATTGACCTGATCTTCAGTCAACTCGATATTAGAAGTACCGTTCCACTTCTCATCGCCATAAGAATACCAAGCACCACGACGTTGAATGATGTCATTCTCAACAGCCATCTCAATCAACTCACGCTTGACATCAATGCGACCCTCTTGCGGAAGAACGTAGTAGTAGCCTTGCGTACCAATCGTAGGCAACTGCTTTGTTTTCTCAATAGTCCACGTTGCACGCTGACTCATAATCTTATTGGTACGATCCTCACGCTCCATCTCCTTTTGAGACATTGACAAGAACAACTTAATAATATTGTGCATGTTGTGATGAACCGTATTACCCATCTTTGCTTTCATCACAGCGTACATACCACTAAGATCGACCGTTTGATGTGCTACAAAGAGCATGATGTTCCGCTCCTTATGCAAATGGTTGACAAGCTTCTGCAAGAAGTAGCCTTGTGAACGAGCCTGCAAACCCATAGCCTTACCGCCATCAGGCTTGTCATAAAACTCTTCCTTGACAATATTGGACAAACTGTCAAACAAAAAGATGTGCTTCTCATCAGGATGATTCAGATAACCAATCAGGTGTCTAAGGATATCCTCAACAACAGTAGACTGAATCAGCACAACGTCATCAACATTGATACCGCACTTAGCCGCATACTCTTCTGAGTACGAATACTCGGAGTCAACAATGATTGGTCGATAACCCATCTTTTGCGCCTCAGCAAGAATCCTAAAGCACATGGTTGTCTTACCAACAGAAGGTGTACCCCAAAACAAATGTGTAGCACCTGTGTACAAGCCTCCACCCAAAGCACGATTCAAACCGATGCTGGGTGTAGGAATAATCTCATGAGTAGGGACAAGATCGCCCTTCCTCTTATCAATAAATAACATATTACCTCCTAGAATCTAGAATTTCGTTAACCATTTTTTCGAACCAGTCATCGTCAATCTCAACATGCCTTCTCACATCAAGACTGTCAATAAACTTAACCTGATCACCCTGCAAAATTACATTGTGTACGGCGAGGTCTCCATGAATCATATCACCTTTCATGAAGTCAGGTTTCTGCTTCTCACACATTTCAACAATTTTCTCAGGAGAAGGAAGAACCCCACCCATCTCCATCCATGTCTTCAGATTGATACCACGATACCATTGCCTAACACTACCGGACTTCACATACTCTTTATGATAATAATCTGAATGAATATTCAAAGCAGTGTCACGCAAAGGTGTACCAATATAAGACTTAGCAATTTTTCTCTTGCTATGCTCCGAGACAAACAAGATGCGCTCAGAGCCATCTAAATGAGATTTAGGTTTGCCGAGCACCTTTGCATTCTTCGGGACATAAGTATCCTTAACAATATTTTGACCACAGGCTGGACCTTCTAAAGCAATTTCAGAGATCATCACATCACCTAAAGATTTAAAAGCCTCCAAAATCTCTTCATATGAGCCACCCTCAACATGATGCATCACTGACAGAGCAAGCACCAAGTCAAAATGCTCAACCTCAGACAACTCTTGAATATCCTGAAGAGTAAACTTCTTATCTAGCAAGATAATCCTGTCCTGCTTGTTCTCATCCAGAACCTGCTTCAACCATTCCGTATAAATGCTTTCGACAGCAACCACAGTGCAATCGTATTCCTCAACAAGACGCAAAGAATAATAACCAAGATTTGCACCAAAGTCTAAAACAGTAAACGGACGTTTCCATCTATCCAGTTGAGGTTTCATCATTTCCCACCTCAATCCACAATCACGGATACCAGGCTGTTTGACTTGACCATTCACCCAAATATCTTGATACTGTTCCAATGTCACGGTTTGACCAACCTCTTTCTTTCAATATAGTTTTCTATTGTAATTAGGGAGTTCTCGTTGTCCAGAGTGTAAGAGTCCAGACGAGCAGCTGCCTCTAAGTCTTTTACATCTTTAAGTTTAGCAGCGTGCCATCCTGTCTTGCCCAACATATGACGCATTTTTGCGTACAAGAATGGGAAAACAACAACCTTGATAATCTTCTGACCATCCCACGCATAAAAGTTGCACATATCCTTACCCTTAGCAGTAGTAAATGTCCTAGTGCTAAAAATGTACAGCAAACTTCTTTCATCCGAAGCGTCACCCAAGCCGGTGTCATACAACCAATTATATTCGTGTTCCTTACCCTTCTTCCTGATCGTAGTCAGATCATAAAGGTCAGTACCTGCGTACTCATAAGCGTCACAGAACATATGTAATGTGCGGTCACCAATCAAGAAATACATAAAATCACGATTAGCAATCTCAGCATTGCGATCACAGAACACGCTGACAGACGATGTTTGATCCTCAATCTCAACACGCAGATACTTCGGTGTCTTCTTAGTAGAACGAACCACACCCTTAATCATCCGCAACTCTGAGTAAATCTCATGGAAGCCATCAATCGGCTCCACAAGTTCATCCATCTCGTTATCGCTATCAGCAAGACCAGCCGCAAAGCCTAGAATCGGAAGATAGTAGCGTTCGTGATCATAGCCAGAATTATGACCTAAAGAAACGAACGCACCAACCTTCTCCAAACTTTCCCTAAGCGGAGCCTTCACATGACGCTTAGAACACTTGTTCATAAACTCGTCGTATGAATTGTAAGGACGATGCTTAGTAATCTCATCAATCGCACTATTACCACAGCCAGCAACGTTCCTCAAACCAAAACGAATACCCTCAGAGTCAATAGTGAAATACTCATCTGACGTATTTACATCAGGAGGAAGAGTCTTAATACCAAGTCGAGTAGCCTCCATCAGATAAGCGGTGATCTTACCCTTTTCAGACTCGTTGTACAGCATTGACCACACAAACTCTTTAGGGTAATTAATCTTCAACCACATCGTCTGATACGACAACATAGAATAAGCAACAGCGTGCGACTTATTAAACATGTACAAAGCCGCAAGTTCAAAGTCAGCCCAAATCTTCTCAGACTGCTTACGAGTCAAATACTCGTTACTACAGAACTTCTCCTTATACTCATCAAAACCAGCCGCATCACGCTTCTTACCAATAATCTTACGAAGCTTGTCAGCCTCAGACCAAGTAAAACCAGCAAGCAACACAGCCATCTGCATCAACTGCTCCTGAAAGATGACAGTACCGTAAGTCTCTTCCAAAATAGGTTTCACAACCTCATGAGGATACTTAGGTTGAGCCTCACCCTTCTTGCAGTCAATATAAGCCTGACCCTGAGAAAGCAACGCACCTGGACGAACTAGCGCATTAGAAACAACCAGATCATTAAAATCATCAATACCCATGCGATCAATAAGGTTTCTGTAAGCAGCTGCATCAGCCTGAAACACACCCACAGTATTACCCTCATTAAAGTTTTGAAACACAGCAGGATCATCCAAAGTAAGCGACGTATCAGTAACGTCAACACCATGAATCTCCTTAATCTTAGAAATACAATCCTTAATAACAGAAACAGTCTTCAAACCAAGAATATCAACCTTGATCAAACCGACCGCCTCAGCGTCCTCCATATCAAAAGAAGTGACAGCCGCTCTGCCCTCGCCAGAAGTGCCTTTACGAGTCTCTACGGGGCAAATATCGGTCAATGGGACAGAAGAAACAACCATACCAGCCGCATGAATACCAGTATTACGAATCCTGCCTTCCAACTTCTTCGCAACTGGCAACACATCGGGATACTTCTTAATAAACGTCTTGCCCTTGTCCGTCGCCTGCAACTCTTCCAAAGTCTCAAAGAACGGAGTCACACTATTGGTCTCATCAAACGGAACCTGAAAAACCCTAGCGACATCTTTAATCACAGACTTAGGTTTAAACACACCATACGTCGCAATAGCCGCAACATTCTCAGAACCCCAACGCTCAGCAAGATACTGCTTAACCTCTTCACGCTTCTTATCCTCAAAGTCCAAATCAATATCAGGATAATCATTACGATCAGGATTCAAGAAACGAGCAAACAACAAACCATACTCAATAGGATCAACCTTAGAAATATCAAGCAAATACGCAATCAAAGACCCACCGACAGAACCACGACCAGTTCCACGACCAACATCATTACGATCACACCACTTCACCAAGTCCCAAGTCATCAAAAAATAGTCTGAGAAACCAAGTTTAGAAATGACAGCAAGTTCCTCATCAAGACGATTGCGATACACATCAGTATCAATCGACTTGTCAGACAAAGCAGTCAAACACAACTCACGCAAATAATCATCTGAATCCAAAGCCTTCATATACTTCGGCAAAAGATTCTTACGTTTCTCAATACGAGCAGAACACTTCTCAGCAACCTCAACCGTGTTTTCAAGATACAACGGCTCATCATAACCTTTATCTGCGAACCAAGACAACACTTCTTCAGCAGGAGCAACATAAGGATTAATATGATCAAACCTGAGAAAACGATCAGGATACATACGATTCATCTTATCCGTCACATTACCCCCACCAGCAAGATTCTCCTTAGCATGACGAACCTGACCAGCATTCAACGACGGATACTGCGACACCATAAGAAGAACCTCTTCATCATGAGCATCATGAGCAGAAGGAAA